TAAGAAGTTTGTCAAAATACTCATCTAATGCAGGGTTTTTACGCTTTACAACCCCCTTAAATGCAAAAAAGGTGGTTGTTCTACCACCTTTTAGCTGTCCTTCCCAGCTACTAGCACGAACTGTGCCTTCTATTTCATAGTATTTAGGGTCAAAACCCCAACCTCTAAGTATGTCATCATACTTATTCTTGTAATCAGGATCAGTACCTACATAGGTTACTTCACCTTTGCCTGTTGATTCATCAAACTCTATAGAGGGTTGCCACCCTGATTTATAGTAGTTATTACCTAGTTCCTGTGTCATATTCAGCCCTTTCTGTTGAGCTAATTATACACAGGAATTAGGACAGAATCTACTTAGTGATTTGTTTTTTAGCATATGTCTTGATAACTGCAAGTGCAGCACCACCACCAGCTAATGCAGCTAGTTGAAGTGTTTCTGCCTCAACACCGACCAATGGAGCTACTGTTAAAGCCCCAATAAAGGCTTCAATAAAGGTCCACGCAGTTCTTTCAAGCATATCTTTGAGATCTTCACTCATTTTATACTCCCACGAATCAGACCAAGGTGTCCACCATACATCTTTCTTAAATGTACCATCTTGGTTTCTTGCTCTTTTATATCTTTCAAACATTATCTAATTATCCTACCTCTCAACATAGTCTGTGTCTGTATAACATTACCATTAATTTCTTGTAATTTCTCCATAACATCTTTAGCAACACCTATGTCTGTACTAGAGGCTTCCTCTAAAGGTTTTTCTAATAATTTAGTTATTGTTGTGTACTCTATTGTTACACTCTTTCCTAACAATAATTCTTTTGCTACTTTTTTATATAATTTTGAGTATGCTACGCCACTATGCCCTATAAATCCATCATCACTTAGGTCTAAATCTTGTTGTGTTTCTCCTACAATTAAACAACCTGATGTGTGTTCATCTGTGTTTCCTGCGTGTATAAGTATATAAGTAAAGTTAGGTACATCTTGTAAATGCAACATACCATAATGGTCATTACCATATCTTTTCTTGTATTTCTCGTGGAATCCACCAACAGTTCTAAACTTTATGTCGTATGTTCCTTCAGGTATGCAGGTTTCGTGCATAACTTTTACTGCCTGGTATTGATCTTCTAATGTATAATTTTCAAACACTCCATTTACAAACAACAAACCATTTGTTGCATCAGTACCAAACTGTGTTCTAACAACTTGTAATTTCACCTATATCTCCAAACTTGCAATCACATATATTAATGTGAGTTCCTTTCTCATCAATATATGATATGCACATTAAGAACCACCACAGCAACCACTACCACAGCAGTCCATTATCCACCTACCTTAAATAATATTTCTCTAATAACTTCTTCTATTACTATTAGATTTTGATTAAATCCTGCAATAGATTCTTGATAAGCAGACACTTGTGCTTTAAGTGTTGCTACTTCTTGTTGCAAATCATTAACAGTTTTAAATAGCCAACCAACTAAGGCAGCTAAACCACCTTGCAGTATCTGACTTAAATTAACTTTTGCTTCCATTTAATTACTTTCTAAAACCTATGGTCAATAACCATACGCCTAAAGTAATTATAGTCGCTAAACCTGTGATTTGCTGGGCAGAACCAGTTAGTGTAAGTGTTGCAATAACTAAACCAACTAAAGTCCAACTAAGATTTAGTGTTTCTTTAATTGCTTCAACAAACCAAGACCATAATTTCTTAATCATTAGCTTTTCCTAAATATAAATGCTGCCATACTAGCTATTCTAGTCAAGATTACAGGAACTACGACTTCTTGTGCTTTTTCTTTTTGATCTTGTGTCATATCATTAGATATGTTTGATAGATTTATCTCTGTTATATTGTCGAAATCTACTAATACTTCTATTGGATTCTCTAAAAATGATTCATACTGTACCTCTGTAACAACATCAGCAAGTGTGTAATCCTCTACATCAGCGTTCTCTACTGCTCTCTCTACATATTCTTCTACTGCTTCAGCTACTACTTCGTCTGATTTAATCGCCTCTGCAACGATAGCAACATCTTCAGTTTCAACTTGTAATACATCAGCAACAACCTCAACTTGCTCCTGTGTAAGTTCTTCAACATCTTCTATAGCTTCCTCTACTACTGCCTGGATAACTTCCTGGACTTCTTCTGACACTTCTTCTAAATTTTGTACACCAACATCATTAACTTCTTCAAGAACCTCTATAACTTCTTCTGTTTCTAGCTCTTCTACATACTCCTCAATAACTTCTTCTATTTCTTCCTCTGTTAAATCTTCCTCAACAATCTCTATCTCTATAATTTCCTCAATGACTTCTTCAACTTCAGCAAGTTCTTCAACGATTTCTTCCTCAGAAAGTTCTTCTTTAGGTTTCTCCTCAACATCTTCCTGTACTGGCTCAACCAAAACTTCCTCATCAACTTCTTCATCTTCCACCACAATAACAATGTCATCTTCTATAACCTCATCTTCCTCTATCTCTATTACAATTATATCTTCAGGTATGTCTATCTCTATGACTTCCTCTATAATCTCTATAATTTCAATAGTATCTTCTATTTCTTGTATAACATCTACAAATTCTTCTAGTTCTTCCTCTGTCAATCCCTCTAGTATGATTACACTATCTTCTAATTCTTCTAGTATAAGTAATTCTTCTTCAACATCTAGTTGTTCTTGAATCAGCCGTTCTTCCTCTCCTGCAATCTCTGCCTCAATAGCAGCTATTTCTTCTTCACTAAGTTCCTCAATGACTTCTTCCTCTGGTAATTCCAAATCATCAAGTCCATCAAGTTCCATATCTTCTTCAAGTATTTCATTTTCTTCTATCTCCTGTTCTTCTTCTGCGATAACAATAGTAATAACATCAGGTATGTCAGAGCAATCACCACTTTGATAACCAAACCAATCTCCACTTTCTACTGCTTCAAGGTATTGTCTGTACGAAAGAGGGTTGTCAGGGTGTTCACAACCATCTTGATCCCAAGCAAGATAGGTAGTGATATTATCTTCCACGACATCTTCTGCTTTAGGTAGCGTTGTAGTCGTGGTAGTAGTCGTTGTTGTGGTGCTAGTAGTTGTTGTCGTACTAGATGTCGTTGTAGTAGATACATTATCATACTTGTAGTATACATTATCTATGAGCCACCAATCATTACCTGAAGAAACTCCTGGTACTTGTATTTCATTTATTGTTGTACCTGTTGGTGCAGTTACAGTAACACTTGCAGTTTGGTCAGTTTCAGTTTGCGTATCTATTAAATTAATAGTTTGAGTTTCATCATTGTCAAAATATACAGTTGCAGTACCTGTGCTTTCTCTAGCATTATAAACAAAACCTACTTCTGTAATAGGTTTGCTATCAGAGTTAGGAAAAGCAATAGTTAATGTATCTGCACTAGCACGAATGCCTAATTGATGTCTGTCTGTACCAAAATACATAGCACCAAAACAATCTAAATCTTCTATTCCTATAGTTCCTGCACTATCTGTTGGGTGCGTAGAGGCACATTCAGGGTGTGATGTAGTAGAAGCAGAAACAACTGTATCATTACCACCATAAACAAACTGTATATCTTCGTTTATTTGCTGATCGTTAAATGTTTCTGTAACAGTAACTTCTGTTTCATTAGCGAGTAAGGGTAGTGGTATTAGTAAAAGGACAGACAGTAATAAACGAAACATTACATTAAGTTGTTTATAAGCACCACCAATGCAGAGATAGCTACAAGCCACCCACTTAGTTCTTGTCTTGAAATCTTTTGATTAACCTTTTCGTGTAGTTGATCTATGCGTTTGTTTATATCTTGTTGTCCTTCCAATATTAAATTCAACATTTCCTTTTGTGTAAAGCCGTTGTTGTTAGGGTAAGTCATCAGATTGCCATTCCTCAAATTCTGTGTCCCAATCATCTATTGTTAGTTGTTGATAATTAACTAAGTTTTTTAGATACGAAGTAAAATCTCTAAAACAATAACCTAACGCAAATATAATAATGAAGTCCATACATACGATTGTATCATAGGATTTTTTATTAAGGTTTAGGGTTGTCTGATTTAACCTTTGCTATGTGGTCTTTCCAAGTAGTAGTACTGTTTACATTATCCCAATACTGCATATCTAATTGGTCTGCTATAGATGCGTAAGAATTTTTCCTAGCTTCTTGTACTTCTATTTCTGCAATTTTGCTTGTAATATCACTTTCACTTGGCTCTGTTTCATTACCATCTAAATAAACTACAGATAAATCTGCCATAATTTGAAATTGTGTACCACCGAGTTGTGATATTGCTGATGATTTTATATCTATTGCGTCCATATTATGCACCTATCTCTATTAAATGAATACTTGAATTTCTATCCGAAAGACCTGAGTCTTGTTGAAATCTTATTTTTCCATTATTAGCAGTTGTATCTGTTTTTCCTTGTGTTTTATAAGTTGTAGCAGAAGTTGTACTAGGAGAATCCAAATACATTACAGAAGTTTGTCCTAATTGACCATCAGCACCAGCAACAGCAACATATCCTTCCCATATTTGTGTTGTAGCTCTCATAATATTTATAGCACCTATAGCATTTCCACTATCTCTTGATACATTTGCAGTCTGTGATACCAAAATAAGTATTTTACTTGATGTTGCACTAGGTGTAATACTTGCACTTAAAGTTGAATCTGTATAATTTGTTGAAGCTACTGATGTATCAGTATTTGTAGTTCCTGTTACAACTTGTAATATTTTACCACCAGCACCTAATGCAGTTCCGTTAACACTAAATTCTTTTCCTGATGCTAAATCAATACCACCATCATCAATAGTTGCTATTGTTGTTTCATCTACTGCAAATACCATCTTGCCGTGGTCAGCAGTTCCTGAAGCAGTAGCAGTTGTAAAGTTTATCTGTTCAGCAGTTTTGTTTCCAGAACCATTTAGTACTTCTATAGTTAATGATTCAGCAGCACTTGTTCCCATTTTAAGAGAAACATCTGCGTTGTTTGCATCTTCATAAATTGTTAAATCGCCACCAGTTAAAGCAGTAATGTTTTGTGATGTATCTACACCAATAACAGAGCTAGAAGCAGTAAGTCCTGTTCCTGCAAGAAGTGTTGCTAAATCTGCTACAGCTTCTTTCTTAGCAGTACCTGTTGCACCACCATCTAAAAATAATATGTAATCACCATCTGCTATAGCTGCTTCTGCTGCTTCAGATAAATCTACATTAAATGTTGTGCTAGATAAATCTAATAATGTACCTGCTGTATAAGTTGTATTAGTATCGGTAGATGCGATAGTAATAGAACCTGAACCATTTGTAATAGTTACATTAGAACCCTCTGTCAAAGTTGCTACTGTTGGATCGCCTGTACCATCTCCAATAAGAAGTTGTCCATTTGTTAATACTGATGTTGCTGTTACAGCACCTGTACCAGAACCTAGTAATACACCACCATCTGTTAGTGAAGTAGCACCTGTACCACCATTAGCTACAGGTAATGTTCCTGTTACTTCTGCTGCTAAATCTACACCACCAGATTTAATTGTTACTGCACCAGATGATACTGCGAAGTTATCAGATGAGAAACTAGCAATACCTTTGTTAGAAGTAGTTGCATCTTCTCCTGCAATAGTAAGTGTTGTGCCTGTAGCAGATGTGTCAATACCTTCTCCACCTGATACTGTTAATGATTCAGAATCTAAATCAATGTCTATTGTTCCTGAATCAGATATTAAATCTAAATCCTGTGCAGTTACCTGGGCATCAACATAAGTCTTAGTAGCTTTAGCAGATGGAATAGTGTCATCACTAGAACTAACAGAAGATAAATCTGTATCTAATACACCAGACTTTAAGTTATCTACTTCAATGTTAGATACTGTGTTGCTATCTACATCTATAGTTTTGTTAGTTAATGCTTGTGAACCTGTAAGTGTTGCTACTGTGCTATCTATTGCAAAAGTAACTTTGTTTGTGCCTGTTGTGGTATCTATACCTGTGCCACCTTCTAAATCTAATACTTCTGAATCTAAGTCAATAGCAATATTGCTGCCACTATCAGCAGATATATCTAAATCCTCTGCTGTAAGTTGTGTATCTACATACGCTTTAACTGATTGCTGTGTTACACCTTTAGTAGCAGAGTTAGATGACATATCATCTTCATCTAAGAATAATGATGTATTTACTGCTGTACCTGCTTCGTTAATAACTGTATCTACTCTATCGTTTAAATCTTCTATGTGTTGTTGAACTGGTGACATACGAACAACAGAACCTGAAGCGTGTGATAAACCTGAAGTAGCTGCTGATCCTGTTAAATATCTTTTGTTTATGTTATCTAATGTAAGTGTTTTAGTACCTGTATTGATGCTTGTAACTTGTACAACCTCTCTATTTGTTGCACTATCTGGATTTAAAATTAAATAACAAGGAGCAGTAAGTGTATTAGAAGCTGCATCTGTTACAGAGTTTACTGTAAAAGTCAAATCAGATGCACCAATAGTACCTGTTAAAGTTGTTTCAAACGCATTTAATAACTTAGTTTCTTGTGCTGTCATTCTATCCTAATCTACCTACTCCTAATAGTTCTATTCCTAATCCTACTCCAGAACTTGATGTTTGTATTACTTTACTACCTCTAAATCTTACCAAACAATACATTGTTACAGACCCTCTAGGACTAATTTCTTCTATAGGACTACTAACATTTTCTATTATACCTCGTAATAATGTATCTGGTCTGAATATCTCTAATTGCACATTCTTACCTTCTTTGTTACGAAGTGCCTGGTACACTAAATCTCCTTGACCTTGTATTCGTATAGCTTTTCTAAATGGTCTTTCTATCTGGTCAGATATATTTATAGGCATATCTACTACCAAGTCATTGACAAGCTGGAAACCTCTAATAGCAAAAGATAATACACTTGGTGTCTGTGTTACATCATCTGTGTTTATCTCTATTTTACCTGCAATCCACCTACCATCTACAAGTGTCATAACTTCTTCTTCTCCACCTGTACCAGAAAATATAGATACTTGTTCTGCCCAAGTTGCAGAATCAGGACTATTTATATCTGCTGCAATAGTAGAACTAAATAACTTTACAGAACCTGAAGTAATTACATTTGTATTTAATTTTGCACCTACCCATTGTTTTTTCTCTGATGTATAAAAATCTGCAAGAGGTGTAATAATGTAACCAGTAGATACATAGTTTGTGCTTTCTCTATACGATCCACCACCAGATACAGTTGCAAATATTCTGTCAGAAAATACTGCTATTCCTTCTACTATGCCACTTTCTGCAAACTCTAAATCTCTAGCTATACCACCTGTCGGTAAATAGTATCGCCACAGATTTGTTTTACTTGCACTATCTATTATGCCTGTAAAAATACTATCTCTAGTAGATATAATTTTGTAAGGTGCTTGATTAAGTGTTGTTGTTCCATCTCCCCATTGTTTTATTAACTGTGCATTTACAAGTACATACAAACTATTAGCATTTGTTATCTCTGCTCTGTACAATCTGCCGATTTTACCACTAGCAGTATTCTGATATGTGCCGTAAAATATAAAACCTTGTGCTGCATCTATTGCATTAGGTACTTCACCCTCTACAAATGTTTGACCTTTCAATGCAAGTGTTGCTGATTCATCTGCAAAAGAATATATATATCCATCATCTGCTGTTGCTAATACAACTGCACCTGCATCACAAACATCTGTCCAACTTCTACCATTTCTTAATGTATGAATAGTTGTATCAGCACCTGCTGATGAAGAAGATGGCTCTATTTCATAAAGAACACCAGATGTGTCTGATGCAATTAATCTACCTTTAGCAGACCACAACCTACTGTAAGTATTGTCAGAGTTGTAACTACCATAAGTATTAGTTGCAGTTCTTTGATATATAACACCATTAGCAACAAGAAATAATTGATTACCCATTACAGCCATACCAGTAATAGCATTACCAGAACTAGGTTTACCTTGACCAGAAGATCCATCTTGTGCTGGTGTTCCTGTAAGTGGTGTTGTGATTTTCATAAGTGTATCACCATCTGCATAAAATATTGTTCCATCTAATTCCTGCATATATAAGTTTGTATTAGAAGAAGTTAATGTTTCATCTGTGCTGTGCAGTAATGACACTTTATACTCTTGTCCTACTTGTTTACCACTAAAAACATCTATACCTTTGCTATCCCAATATCTTTGAAAATCATTTTCTCCTGCATTTCTTTTGTGTGCTTTGTCTAAACCACTACCACCTGCAAAGTCTGTCCTAGAAAATATCTGACCAAACTCCTGTTGGAAATCTTCTGGTGTTTCTGATGTCTGTATTGCTTGTGCCTGTAGTGGAGCAGTATTTATATTCATCTGCCTACCAGGACCTACAGCAAATCTTAAAAATAAGTCATCTAAGTTAGCTTCAAAACCTTGTGATTCAGGTGCAGATGTGTTGCTAGGTGAAGGTAATACTGCCATTATGCACTATAGTTTATGTTCATTATTGATACAGGAGCAGGATATAAAGAACGCAAGTTCCCTCTTGCTTCATCTATCAACAATGACCTAAGCCTAAGTAGTGCATTTCTAAGTCTTTCTCCTGATCCTACTGGATAACTTTCAGCAGCTAGTTTCTCTGTAATAAACTCTTGTGTTGAAGCATCTACATCTGTAGCACCTACAATGTCAGCTACAGCACCAACCATAACTATCTGCTCATACTCATCTACCATAAGACAGTCAGTTGCTAAATCTACAGATTCAGAAGTAGGTCTTACAAACTTTCTTTTTACAACCAAATATACTGTCTTGCCTAATGATGTGTTATAAAACTGTACAGCAGTATTTGTACTTGATGGTGGAAAATCTCTAAGTAATTGTATTCCAGCAGATGTGTACTGATTACCTGTTGCATTTTGTACATATGAAGTAAGTATCTCTACTGTACTTGCAGGTACTTCTTGATATGTACTGTTAGATGTTACATTTGTAGTTGTTACATTATAAAGACTTGGGTATAACCTAACTATGTTATCTGCTACTGCATCAAATACAGATTTACGAGGAAATGTTGGATTAACAAATATATTGGCTTCATCAGCGTGTGTTGCAGCAGTTGTGCCTTGATAACCTCTAGCAACTGTCAATGTTCTAGTAGATGTGTTAGCTGCTGTAACTAACATAATCTCTTGGTCTATCTCTATTAATGCACCAGATCCAAGTAAGTTTTCTTCTTCAGATGAAAATAATCCTGATTCATACACAACTGATGTACTTGTTGTGCTACTGATTGCTCCATCTAAACGAGAAAACGCAGACAAATCATCTGGTTTGTTTAAAAAATCTCTGTATATTCTATCTACAAGTGTGCTTACTGCTGCCATATATCTCCATATTACTAGAGGGAGAAGTATTTATCTCCCTCTAATAAATATACTATCTAACTACTTATTAGGAAGTAGATAGTGATGTAATTTTGCCGTGGAATTGCTCTGGACCATATTCTAATCCGACCTCTCCATAGATTTGGAACTTATAAGCTGAACCACTTTGTGCAAGTGGTTCTGCGAAGAAGTGTCCTTTTCCAGGAATGTCTAAGAATACTGGTTTACAAAAAGCAAGGTCAACACAAATTAAATCTTCAGCTGGTAAATGTCTGCTATAGACAATACCTACTTCACCAAAGTCAGTTTCTATAGTGTTGATATTAACACCACCATAGTTTCTATCTCTTGGTGCAAGTGATAAAGCACTTGAATAAATTGAAGATAGTTTTTGCTTTTGGAAGGCATTAGCAAAAATTACAGGTTGCTCAAAAGGAGCTCCTGAATCTGCCATAGCTTTCATTAAAGCATTAACTTTAGCTTGGTCAAGAGCTGCGTTACCACCTGCTACTTCGTTAGTAGAAATAGCTGATAACATACCTCTTGTTTTTCTAGCTGTTGTTATGTTTGTGTCTGCAACATATGAACCTCTTAGGAAAGAGTATTCTATATCTCTGGCTGCTCTTTTCATAGCCATATCTAACTGGAAAGCCAATTCATCTTGAACTGGTTGATTTCCTAGTATAGATTCGCCACTTTTGTTGCCAGTTGCTGCTTGTTTTGTGTAAGAAACGTGTACACCATATTGCATAATTTGAGTAACATTTGTTACTTCAGATCTGCTTCTCTCTGCGAAAGTTGCATCTGCACCTTCAACAACTACTGTTTGAGCTGCTGCTGCATTATCAACTGTTTGCCAGGTGAATTGTTTAGAGGTAACTGATTTACCTCCAGTCATTCCACCAATAGCAGAAAGAAAAGGTGTATCGTTTGGAGTTATGTTAAATAACTCACCCACATAATTGGGGAGATCGTATGAATCTCCCAATCCTGATACTGCACCCATTTAAATCTTTCTCCTTTACTTCTTTAATAGGTTTTTTAATTTATCTGCTTTGAGATTAGAACTTGTCTGCCAATCACCATCAGCTTGTGCTTGTGCAATCTGATCCTCAAGACCTACAGGTTCTACAGGAACTGATGCTTCTATTACAGTATCTAAACTATCTTGACTAGAAACAACTCTTTGTCGCTGTAGTTCTTCTTGTGTTGCTTGTGGTGGTACTTCACCCCAACCATAGTTAGAAGCAAACTCTTTTATAGCATCTGCTTGTAACTCACCTTTATACAAGTCTTTGAGTGCTTTACCTTCACCAGATTCAGGATCAAAACCTGCATCTTGGATAGCGTTAGCCATCTGTACAGACTTAAATTCTTTTTCTACTGATTCAAGCTCTTTAATACGCTCACGCATTTGCTTAATCGCATTGTTATCTTCTTGCATATCTCCTACTGTATTTTCTACTTCGTTTTCCATTATTTCTCCTACTCCAAGTTTTCTACTAGCTACATCACCCTTGGGATAATGATGTGATAGGCGACAAATAATAATAAAGAATAACAAAAATTGTCAGCCACTTTCGGCTATTCAGATACTAGGCGAATTGAAATACACAGTTTACACGCCAGATATAAACTGGAGGTGCAGAGTCAATTTATATTCGCAGACTACCACTATGCGACAATTTCATTATACCACTATATGTAGTATGTCAAGGTTTATTCTTCTACTAATCCTGTAACTCTACGACCACGCCTAGCAGCACCACCGACAGGAGCAAACCTAGATTCTTCTTCTCTCTCTAATCTTCGTATTTCTTCTATTTCTTCAGGACTTTGAAATACTGCTGCTTCTGTAAATTGTTCTAATGTAAATTGTTCAGGATCAGTTACGCCACCTCTAGTTTGTAATTCTTGTAATCTTGGTAATTCTGTTTGTGCAGTAGTAAATAACTGTCTAGCTTGTGCTTGTGATATACCAGCTCTTTGTAATCTCTGTGCAAAATCTCCTGATATTTGAAACCCTGCTCTAGCTGCTTCTCCACCAATCTGTGCAGTAGTTATTCTACCTGCAACTATTTCCTCTCCTACTGTTGGGTCTAATGCACCAACAAAGATAGCTTCTGGTGTAAGTTCTAATCCAAAATTTTCTCTATAAAACTCTGTAACTTCTGGTATGTTTTCTTGTATGCCTTGATACACAGCATCTACTCTCTGTGCAAATTCTCTAGCAGACACTTCACCCTCTATAAGCCCTGTAAATCTATCTGTTAGTAAATCTACTGATGTGTTTCTTGGAATACCATACTCTTGTAATGTACCTATGTAACTTTCTTTTAATCCTGTATAAGTTACTTCATCAAACTTAACTGTACCATCAGGTCTTTTGTTACCAGGAAATGCTATCTCATAAGCATCACTTCTTCTAACTTCTGCAATAGCTACTTGTGGGTCGCCTGTTCTTGCCCACTCACTAGCAAATATACTAAGAATATCAGGTGGCATATTAGGATATAAACTTTGTGCTAATTCAGCGTATGTTGCCATTATACATTAACTCCTAACTGGCTTACTGTACCTTGTCCTAATGCTTGTTGTAATGCTTGTGTTGCATCTGTTGTAACTTGTGTAATATTTTGTTCTAAACCTTTTTCTCTTAGTGTATTTTGTGCTTGTGCAAAGTCATTAGACTTAACCATTTCCTGCCACCAACCTTGTGTTTCATCTGCTGTCTGACCCCATACAGAAGTTGTTAAGTTTCTCCAAGGTCGTGCAATATCCTCATAAGTTAGTTCTGGATTTGTGTATGCATTAAACGCAGCAAGTCTTGATTGTTTTAAAGATTGTACTAACTGATCTTGATAATCTGGGTCATCTCTTAATCTACCTGCAATTTCTGCTGCTTCTTGGTCAGTTAATTTACCAAGAGTAGGTCCTAACCATTTGCCGTATAAATCTCTTACTTCTTTTTCTCTTTCTGTAGTTCTATCTACACCAGTCAAAGCAGTAGAAGATAAATAGTTTTCAAAACTTGAATCTCTTTTACCTGTAGCATATGGGTCAGCAAATAAACTAATTTGTTCTGTTGTATATGTCTGCGACCATTCTCCTGATACATACTTACCTGCAACCCAATTAATCAATGCTTCTGGTGCATTAGATACACCTGCTGCTTGTAAAGAGTTAGCGACTGCTATCTGTGCATCTGTTGTAAGTTGTGTTGCTGTTGATGGGTCAGAATAATAAGTTCTTAACCACTCTCTTTCAGTTTCATTGTGTGTTTGATACCAATTAGTTGTTTGCCACTCAGCATCTGTAACTGTTCTACCTTCTACAGCAGCTTCAGCTATTAATGAAATCATTTCTGGGTCTGTAATCCAAGGTGCTACTTGTGATTGTTCTGTAATTGTTTCTACAAAACTAGCAAATGGATTATCTATTTCTGCTGATAGTTGGTCAGTATTACCTGTAACTATTGCAATAGAATCAAAGAATGCTTGATCCATTGTTGCGTTAGGTTGTGGTGCTGTTTCTCCTTGTGTTAATAATCCTGCTGCAAACAAATCATTGTCTTTTAATTCGTATGCCATATAAATAGGATTACCTTCGTATATTTCACCTTGTGAACCAGGTACTTCATACACTATATAAAAATTACCACCCACATTCCATAACAAACCATTCTCTGGTACATTATTAAATTCTGTAAAAGCTGTATTTGTTATTTGTCCACTACCTGTAATTGGAGTAATAGGTGTAGTAGTTGTAGTAGGAGTTGTTTCATCAACTATTTCATCATCAACTATTTCATCATTATCTTCTACAACTAAATCTTCTTCTGTAATTTCATCTGTTGTTGTGCTTGTTACAGGTATTCCAGGTCCTTCTGCTACATCATTAAAACCTAAAGCATTTAAAAAAGTATCTCTTTCTAATTGACCACTTTCTGACAAAGTATTTAAAACACTTTTTTTCATTACTTCATCTAAAGCATTTTGAAACATTTGTGCTTCTTGTACACCTGTTGCTTCAGGTGGTACTTGTAATTTACCTACTTGTTTTTCTACTTCTATTATTTCTTTAGCAACATTTTGTACACTATTTAATAAATCTTTTTCTGTATAACCACTTGGTTTTGTTTGTGCTTGTGCTGTATTGACTAAACGATCTGCTAAATATTGTGCTTGTTGTATTTCACCTTGACTAAATTTTGTTGCACGACCTCTACCTGTCCTTTGTCTGTAAAGTTCTGTTGGAGATATTATGTCTTTAATACTTTTATTTGCACCTGCTTCTATTTTTTTAGCAGCGTAATAAAGTGCTAAATCTCCTACATAATTACTACCTTCAAATGACATTATAAAATCTTAGCTCCTGCACCACCACTACTTTTCTTAGGTTTTGTTTGTTCAAACATCTTTTCTTCTTGTACGCCTTTGCTTTCTAGGATTTTTTGTTTAACTTCATCTCTTTTCATATTAACAGTTTTTTTAGCTCGTTTAGCCAATTCCTCTCCATATGGCTCAAATTGTTGTTTTGCTCCAGTAGTAGCTGTTACACCTGTGCCTGGCAAAATAACATCTTCTCCTTCTTCTAAACTGTATGGTTTTAGTTTTTCAATAATTATATCAGTAGGCATAACTTTAGTACCTGTATCTAATACTGTATTAATAAATTCATAATCTATGTCGTATTCTTCTTTTTCTACAGGAGCAATACCATAAGGTGCTGTCATAGAATTAAACATATTGATTGCTGTATTATTAATTATTGTTGGAACTTCATCTATTTCATTAAATGCTACAGCAGCAGCCATTAATCCTATTACTCCAAATTCCCAAGCATCTACTGATTTTACAAGTAAACTACCAGGTTTTTTTAATTGTTTTATTTTTGTAGTAATTAAATTTTTAACACGATTTTTAACAACAGTTTCTAAAGGTAAGTTATCTACAAAACTTGCAGTTGTTCTACCTAAGTTATCTACCCAACTGTCAAAGACTAATGGATCGTTTAACTTAGCTGCACCCAGAGAACCACCAGGTGTGTCATCTACTTCATTTGTAGGTGTGTCTATGTTTTTTACAATGTCATCAAATGCTATTTTGTCATTTATTTGTTGTTGAATTTCTGGCAACCATTTGCCTTCAGGTGTCATTCCTAAATTTTCAAACCACCTTCTTGTACTATCTTCTAAAGATGCCTTGTAACTGCCACCAGGAAATATATTATTTATATATTTTATTTTTATTCGTTCAGGACTTAATTCAATAAATTGTTTATCAACATCTAGTACAACATCAAACATATCATCAAATTGTTTTGGACCTCTCCTAAAAGAAATGTTTAATGCGTGTTCGTGTATTTGTGCAGCAGGAGAAAAAGGTAAATTATTAGGAGTTATATTTTCAAAAGCACCTCCTGCTGAAACTTTAACTAAATACTCTACAAAATCATCTGTGTACCATCTGTTTCTAACATCTTCCATAAATATTAAATAAGGAGTTAATCTTTCACTTTCAGGTATATAACTATATATATCTACATTTGAATTATTAATACCTTTAGCGTCCATATCGTCCATAATTTCTTTGAATGCTGTGCCTTCTATAATTTTAAGTTCATCATCTCCATAACCTAATTGTCTTGCACCAACTTGTTGTTTAAGGACATCTTCATCAATAGGCAAATCTTCACTTGCAATAAATATTTTTTCTTTTTCTGCTTGTTCTATAAATTCTATTTCACTAGCATCATCTACTACATTTGTAGGTGTGTCTATATTAGATATGTCATCTGGTACTATATCTGATGCTACACCTTCAGGTGTATCTTCAATATCAATTAAATTTGTTGCACGATCTATTTGATTTGGTGTTGGTAGGTCTGCTGCAAAAGACAATTCTTCGTTTTTAGATATTTCTAACATTTTTAACATATCGGCTTTTTGTTTGTGACCTATAGAAGGATTTTCAGTAGTGTGAAATTTAAGCATATCAATTTTCTTTTCATAGTTACCTTCTTGTGTATTAATTAAAGGTATTTCGCCTTTTAATACATCGAGTCTTGTACTTCTATTTTGTGGATAAAATTCTTCTATATATGGATTTGCAAGAAAATTTCCTTGTTGTAAAAGAAAATTATCTTCTGGACCTAATATTGGATTCATTTCAATAACTAGCATAGGTTTATCTGTAGTTCTGGTATAACCAAATCCTGTAATAGTACCTGCTGCTGATTGAGAATCTACAATGTCTATTCTAAAACCTTTAACAATAGTTTTTTCTAACACATCTGTATCGCCTATAAAAACATCTTCTGTAACTAATGTAACAAGCAATCTTAAATCTTCTCTTAATACTTGACTTACATCTCTTACATCTATGTCATATACAACTTTATAATCATCTACCCACAAATCAGGAACAGGACTACCTGGACCAGGTTTTAAAAATTCTTCAGGAAATAATAAATGTCTGTCATCAAAATCTATGTCATCTAAAGCACTAAAAGTTGCGTCATCTGCAATAAATTCTTTCCCAAACAAATTTAATTTTTCAAATTTTTCTGTATATTTATTAGACAAATGTTTAATTAAACCATCTAGTGCTTGTTGTGCTTCTATAAATTCTTCTAAACTCACTCTATTCCCCTTTTAATAATATGACACCTGCATTCACAATAACTATCATCATCTAATTCACTATCGTAACCACAAAAATTACAGTAATAACTAGCCATTGTTTATTGCATCTAAGTATTGTTGAAATGCCTGTTCTACAGTTTGTGCGTATTGATTAACCTCTTGTACTGGATCTTGACCAATATCTCCTCTTAAGACTTGTGTTTTTACAACATTATCAGCAAAATCTCCTGCTTGTGCTGGAACTTGTGATTCAAAACTTGGTCGTATACCACCAGCATTTGCTTTAGTCATAGCATCTAATACTTGTGCAGCAAATACTCTTTGCATATCTTTTTGTTTAGCTATAACTGGTGGAGTTGGTGGACCTTTAACAGTTGAAGGTAAAGTAAATGTTTCCATTGGTACTTCCATTTTCATAAGTTCTTCGCCAATTTTAATATTCATTTCATCTACATATTCTTTAATATCTACACCATTAACATCTGCTTTAGAATAATCTATAGTTCCTGTTTCTACTAAATCCTTTGCCGTTCCATCACCTGCAAACCAAGCAACTGATACAGCGTCCCAAGAACCAAATTTATTAAAAAATTCTTGTACTTTATATTTAGCAACTGCATCTTGTGCTTTAGGATCATTTATATCTGCACCTTCATATCCTGCTTGTTCTGCCCAAGATTCTTGCGTTTCAGTTCCATACCAATTTATATCTAGTATTCCATACGCACCTAATGCTTGAACTCTAATAGGTTTACCAGTTACAATATCTGTAATTGTTGATGATTCGTGTTTTGCTTGATAATTACCAGAACTTTCTTGCATTTTTAATGCTTTTAAATATATATCTATTAATGCTGGGTTGCTATCATTGTTCATATCATTTTCCATAATACTACCTTGGAGCACCTGTGATGCTATTAAGAATGATACGATTAGTGGCTTGAATATCACGATTCGCACCTAACCTTTCTTGTTCTTTTGCTGTAATATTATCAAACTTTTCATATAATGCTGCTGTTGGAGATACTTCTGTTACCCCTGGCTCTACTTGTGGTGTTATGTGATTACCATAACTTCCTGCAAATAATTGTTCTTGTGTAACATCTACATCTAAATCTTCTTGTAATTGTTTTTGTAATTCAAATGCTTTTTGTGATTCTGCCATAAGCACATCACCTAATAATTTCATTTCATATGCTTTTGGATCACGATTTAGTTGTTGTCTAAATAATCCTTTTACTTGTTGTGTAACTGCATCATAATCAGGTGGTAAATATACTGCTTCAGGTTTTACAACTGTTGTTGGATTTTGAGAGTAATCAATTAATACTTCTTTCCACCTAGAACCATTTGCTTTTTGTTCTGGTGTAACACCTAATCTATTTGCTCTAGCAAGTATTACAGCAAAAGCTCTTTGTGTTTGTAAATCCCAATCACCAGGTCTAAAAGCACCTAGTTCTAATAAATTAGCATTTACTAAATCTGCCTGTATTCCTGCTATTTCTTCTGTTGATTTACCAGCAAATAAAGTTATATTATCTTCTTCTGTATAGAAATCAGTTCCACCTTGTGGTGGTACATACTCACTTGTAACACCTAAATAACTAGGACCTACACCAAAACCTGACATTACTGATGCTTCTGCTGCTGCAAAACTAGCATCTGTTGTTGCAAAATCTCCTATGTTTTGTTCAGGATTTGCTGCAAAGTCAGCATAAACACCTATTGCAGGATTTAAAGTCTTAGCTCTAAGTATTGCATTTTCTACAGTAGTTTCACCTCTAAGAAGTATCTCATCATCTTCAGATAACAATAATTGATTTTGACCTTCTATTTGTTCGTTATTAACTGTATCTAATATTTTTTTTAATCTGTCAATAAACTGTTCTACTGTCATTTGCCTAAACTTTCTATTAATGCCAAGTCTTGATATTCTTCTCTTAACTCTACTTCTAGTATATCTCTATACATAGCTTCAAACTCTGGATAACGCAAAATTAATTTGTCAGCTACACCTCTAAGATGTGTTCTAAATGGTAACAAAGATTTACTTCGTTTCCAACCTTCTTCGCTAAATCCTAGTTCTACACTCCTCTTTATTATTCTATCTCTTTCTTTAGCATATACAGCCCAAGCAACAGCAGTATCGTATTCTTTTATTTCATCTGCTACTTCATAAGTTACAGGATCAATCCAAGTATAAAGTTCTTCAATTATTTCTTCATTTTCTGGTTTATTCATAGATTGTGGTATTGCTCTACCATATCCCCAGTATTTAGACATTAACTCTTTTTGTTTGTTTGCTTTAGCTGTAGAAGCTACATTATCACTTCTGTTATGCAGTTCGTATTTACGCAAAAAGTTTTCGTACTCTACAGAACCAAGTAATTTATTTTTAGCTCTTAACCATTCTTCTGCTGTTCTTGGTTGTAAATCGCCATTAATTAAAGCATTGTAATAAGCATCATATGAAAACTCTGATTCATCTACAGGATTTAGATACCAAGCTGTGTTATCAAACTTTTCATATAACTCTTTGTTTTCTCTAGCCCAGTTAGCACCATCAACTGTCATAGGTCTTTTCTTAATACTTTGTGATTTAGAAGTAACTAAAGCAACAGGGTCTAAACCAAATCTCTCTATAAATATTGCAGTAGCTTCGCTATCATCTCCACCAACTGCTGTCTTAATATTTCTGTATTCATCTGCTAACTGTTCAAATAAATACAGTTTTCCATTTTCATCTGTCAATTCATACTCTGGTGTTGCAATACCAGAAGGACCTAGCAACTGTGATATACCTCTAATTAACATTATTTTCTTTGCATACTCTGATGCTTGGTCTAATGATATTTGTGCTGCTTCAGGGTTACTATCATTAGCAAGTCCTGCATATAACATAGCTTTATAAACATCAATAGTTGTATTTGCATATTGTCGTTTAGCTTCATCACTTTCTTGTACAAATGCCCTAGAAAATTTTGTAAGCCAAGATGGAGTAGGTATTGCTGTTCTACGCAAGTCTGCTAATGATCCAATTTTTGGTGGTGCAAAATCACCGAATATTAATGTTTGTAAAAATCCTTCTTCTTTAAGAAACGCTGATCCTCTTGAATTAAAATATGCTGCTGGTATTTGTATAACAGGACCAAAACCAGGTATTACATTAGCTGCTATGTTTACAGAACTAAGATACACAGGCATATTAACATTTACGCCACCTTCTTCTAAATCTTTAAAATACCATTTTTGTAATAATCCTTCACCAGGATAACCAAATACTTCTTGTCCATTTTTAGGGTTTTTATAAAAGAAACCTTTTTGTCCTGTTTCATCAAATACAGGATTTGGTTTTCTACCTGCTTCTATAACTTGTTGTACTCTACGTAAAGGTCTGCCTGTTTCTGCATTTATCAACCTTGCCCAAGTAGAAAATATTTCTACATATGCTTCACCAAAAGGAAATATTGATCTTGTTGCATTACCTAATCTTGATTTAGTTGTTATGTCATAAAGTAAATCTTTTGTTTTACCTAAAGCATCAGCAGAAGCTATTTGGTCAAATAATTTTATATCTGTAATTCCCTCTGCATTACCTTTTGCACTTGTTATTTGTTTGTAAAGTTTTTGTAATTCTTTTGGTCCTTTTGCTAAACCTGCTTCATTTGCTTGTTTAATAATTGCTTGTAAAACATCATCAGTTGCAAACTTTGCATTTTGTGCAACACTTTGCCAGTAAAAAGATTTAAAAGCAGGTGCTCTGGAAAGTTTATTAGTAGGCACAGCCATCAAGCTATTAAATAATTTATCTACAACTGCATTATATTTTTGTTCAATACCTGCTGTAATTTGCATTTCTCCTCTTACACTTGTTGGTAAAACATCATCAAATTCATTAAGAAAATCTTTAATTACATTTTTTTGATTTTTTACTAATCTTTCAGATATTGCATTGTAACTTTCTGTATCTAGTTCACCAGCCCAATACTTTGCTTTATCTATATCTGTTAAATTATCAAATTCTTTTTTAAGAAATCTTGCATCTTCACTACCAATAAAATCTAATAATCTTTTATCACCATCTTGTTTAATCCAATTAGCAGCTTTAGTAGCTTTATTTGCTTCTACTACACCACCAGCAGTAGCAGCTAAATTAGCGTTTATGTAATCTATAAATTCATCTGTTAATCCTCTATCTAATCCAGCACCATAAAATGGGTGGCTTTTAGATGCTGTAAGTTTTTGTATTTGATTATTTAGTGGAGATGTTTTATCAAATACTTCATTTTTAAACGCTTTTAATGCTGTTGCTTTTTCTGCTGTGTCATCTATCATTTGTATTTTTGCTAACCTTTTACTTACTGGGTCAAAATATAATTGCATAACATTTCTAAATGCTGACTGACCCCATTCACTACGATTAGCTACTTTATCAAAAGTAATCCATTGACTTGTTTTACCCCATTTTCTCCTTAATGATTTTAGACTTCCTACTTGTGAAGCAAGAGCATCTGTCATAGCTGCGTTATTTTCAAAAGATCCAAGTAGTCCTACTTCAGGATAAAAGAAACCTTTTTCTTTTTTAAACATACTTGCAATAAAAGATAAAGGGTGATTTATTCCTGTTGCTACACCTGCCGTAATCAAACGCAACTGTTCTTCTAAAATTACTCTTGTTGTCCAAGCAGGTCTAAGCAATACAAGTGGTTTCCATATAGTGCTGTAATAATTATCTAAAAATCTAGTAGTTACATCTCTTGGTAAATTGTCAATAATATTAGCTCCATATGATCCTAATTTACTGTTTAATATTTTTGTAGCTTTTACAACATCACGTGGATTTGGTAAATATATTTCTTGTGCTAATTGAGTTGTAACTGTTGGTCTAACTAAAAAATTTGCTTCTATACCATATTCTTTTTTTATCAAATCATTTATTGGTAATGCAACTCCTGAACTATCTTGATTGTATTTACCTAAAACATCTTTTGCTTCTTTTCCTTCATCAGAATAACTTGCCATAACTCTTGTTGCATCATCTATCCATTTTTGCGTTCTACTACCTGGTTTTGGTTTTAATACATCAGTAAGTTCTACACGCATTGTGTTTTCTAAAGTATCTACTAACAAGTTATTTACAGCAGTAACAGAATCTTTTTCATCTAATGCAACCATAGCTTTTGTCAAAAACTCTTTTCTTGTATCTACATTTTTACTTGCAAGACTTATAAAACGATTAAGTTGCACCATAGCACTATCTTTATCAGATACGACTATGCGTGGACCATATGCTTTTTCCATAGCTTTTGTAAGTATGTTTCCTTGTTTTATTTTTTTAGGAACATATCCTTTTGTTACTTCAAGTAATGTTGCATCATCTAATAAATTAGTAACTAAACTATTACCTACTTCATCAAAAGAACCAGGATTTGCTTTTTTAAGATTATTTAATTCATTTAAAAAACTATGACTTTTTATACCTTCTCTTGTACGAGATATTATTTCACTAGGATTATCTGCGTTTTCCCATAAAAACTCTTTAAATTTTCTACCATTATTACTTGCTAAAAATTTTTGTGTAGTAGGACCAAGTAATGTTTTTCTAACACCTTTAACTAATCCTGCTTGTTCAAAACTTTTTATTTCATCTATTGTTGTAAATACTTGCTTTCCTTTACGAACTTTACTTACACCTAATGTTGCAATAGCAGTAGGGTCTAAAAACAACTGGGCTGCTGCATCTATAACACCTGTAATAATGTTATATGCTTCTGTGCCTGGCTCTACAATTTTATCAAAAGGTTTAAAGAAATATCTACCAATAGTAACTGTTGGATCTAGTCCTGCTTCTTTAAATTTTTCTGCTCGTTCTCCAACAAACTGTACACCTTGTTCTGCTCTCTGTCGTGCAAGTTGATATACATTTTGGTCAAGAACATTGTTTAACACATACTCTCTAGCTTTCTGTGGATCAGTACCATTACTAATTAGGTTTTTGTATTCATCAGTTTCTTCTATATCTGTAATACCAGGAAGTATGCCTGTGCCTAACTCTGCACCAAATCCATCTTTTAGTAACGCAGCACCTAGTCCTGTGTATGTATTTTTTCTAGCTTCTTCGTGTGATTGACCTTGTTGTCTTGCTTCTAGGTATCTAACAAGTCTTGGTGCTCCACCTTCCCAAGCAGCTTGAAATCCAGCAAAAGCATATCTAAATGGTTCTTTAATTTTTTCTTTTGTTTTTTCCCACAATGATTGTTTAAGTGTGTTGTTAGGTTCTTGTTTTGCAAAATAATCTTTTAATAATATTTCTTGTACTTTAGGGTCATTAACATCTAAACCTAATTTAGTTAAACCAACTACAACAGATGGAGATAGGTTTGGATATTGTGTAACAAGATTTGAGGCATAATCTGCCTGTTCTTGTGTTACAGATACTTGTCTATTATATTTTCTTTTTGCCTGAACAACTTGGCTGTCATCATACAAGTCCTCATCATAAATACCATATGTGTTCATTGATCAATAAGGTTAAGTAAATAGCTATCACCTGTTAAGCGATACATCTCATAAATTATATCGTTTGTATTTTCTAAAGGTTCTTCTGCACCTGGACCAGCACCAAATGGTAATCCTGATGTAACAGGTTCACTTGGTCTTTGTGTCTGTGCAAACACATCTACTTCTGGCATACGCCTACGCATAGGTTGTGCTTGTGGCAAAGTATCTTTTGGAAGTGGTGCAGCTTTTTGTTGTTCTGTTAATGCTTGTTGTTCACCATATGCAACATCAGGCATTCTTCTAACAGCTTGTGTGTTATCTTGTGTATTTCTTGCTGGTGGTGGAACATTTAATGATCTTTTGTCAGTACCTTTGTTACTAGAACTCCTCGTTGCCATCTTGCTCCTCATCATCATAAAACATAAAAGTAGAACTTATAATCATATAGCCAAAAGGGAAAGCTAAAGGTGGCATTTGATCTCTAAACATTCTTGGTTGTAATGTTTCTGCTTCAAGCAATATATCATCTCCAACTTCATCTACATCACCAAGTGAGTTGTGTACTATATCTGCAAAATCTCCGTTAAATGACATTATCCACCCATACCTTGTAGTAATTGTGCTATGCCTGGTGGTGGACCTTGTGGTGGTAAGGTCGCACCCCCAAGCAAATCTTGTTCTGCTTGTGGTATTTCAGGTTGTGCTGCTGTATAAAATTTATCTAAGATACTTTGCATATCATCAGGGTTCTTTCTTATCTGTATAACAGCCATAGTTGCTTTAGGGTCGCCCTGTTGTGCCTGTGCTAACAAAGAATCAAACAATACTTTTTCTGCTTTTTCTTTTGTTATTCTTTCATTAACTCTAACAAGGTTGTCTAAACCATCTAGGTTTTCTTGCAAAGTCTGTGTGTCTATGATACCTGCCTGTAGTAGTTGCAGCCCTGTTACTATTTTTTGTGGCTCATCATAACCAGCCATAGCACCATACACTCTGCGTGTCTTATATGCACCATTAATATCTTTGTTTGGGTCATATGTTTCATTAAAAAATGTGTTTTGATAATATCCTGATAGTTCTTTACTCTTGCCACCATACATTTTTTGATCCCACTCTAATCTCTTAGAATCAATCATCTCTATAGCATCAGCCATAACTGTATGATATTCTCTAATCATAAGCGACATAGATGCACCTAGTTCTTCTAATCCTCTACCTGTTGCAAAACTAAGTGGACTTTGTGAATCATCAGATACAGGATAAGAACCACCTACACGAAGTTGTCGTTCTATTCTGTCTATTTGTTGAAATATTTGATAAGGAACATTAGATGCAGGTTTACTTACTTGTGTACCTGGAGCTAAATAGTTTACAGCAAATCTACCTTTACGATACTGTCCTGATTCTATCTCACCAGATATGTTTGTTTCTGTAAAGACTGCATCTTCCATAGCTATTATTGACATCACATTAATCTTTGCCATAGAAGCCATAAGTCCTATGATTTGGTCATACTGTCCTTGCATTCTGTCAAAAGCAAATTTCTTTGCAATAACAAAAGCAGGTCCACTATCTAGTGGGTTTGGTATGAAGTCAAGAATAGTTGCAGAAGTCATATGAAATATGTATGTACCTTCTTCGTTGTAATATTCTGCT